TTGTTCTCACTTTTCAAATCACAAATTCACAGAAGAGGTTAATTTTAGTGATTTTGTTAATTGGGTTGATCTGTGGAGAGAACGGATAGAACCAGAAGATATTAGTATTCTCGGTGGAGAACCTTTTCTTAATCCTAGAGTCGCAGAGTATTGTGAATATGCAAGAGAAAGTTTTCCTGATGCTAGAATAGAATTGGTAACAAATGCCTTCATACTAAAAGATATATCAGAAACTCTTCTGAAAAATAATATTGAAATCCTAGTATCAGTTCACCATAACAGCCCAGAATACAAGAAAACTCTCTCCAAACAAAAGAAGATTATTGAGAGTTGGGGAGTCAAGGTAAAATACGACAACAGTTTTCTTAGATGGTCGAGAACATATAAAGGATATGGTGAGAATATAGAACCACATGAAGACAATGATCCAGAAGGTAGTTGGAATCACTGCCCTACGGGTCAGAATTGTATTCAGTTACATGAAGGTAAACTGTGGAAGTGCGCTCCTCTTGCGTTCTTGCCAATGATGGATAAAAAATATAAGCTGTCTGAAAAGTGGGATAGATACTTAGAGTACATCCCTCTATCTTCGGATTGTAGTGACGAAGAACTCTTAGAATTTATTAATCGTGGTGCAGAATCTTTCTGTTCAATGTGCCCGTCAAAACCTGATTACTTTATGAAAGAACTACCTTATGGGAAGCAAAAATGAATGGGGGCAACTCCGAAAAGTTATTGTAGGTCACGCTGAGGGTGCGAGAGTTCCTGAGATGGATAGAACTCTACGACTCATTAATTATGCGGATAGACAAGATGTCTCAGACGTTCCTGAGGGATTGTATCCCCAACAGGTAATGGATGAAGCAAATGAAGATCTTGAGTTATTGGTATCTCTGTTAGTTCAACTTGGGGTACAGGTAGGTAGACCACATTATGAACCTACTCCATACTATAACTATTGCCCTAGAGATCTTGTATTCGTTCATGGAGATAAGGCATATGCATCTCCTTCGCCATTGAAGTCGAGACAATATAATTTTGGTTCTATTTCACATCACTTCAATGAATTGATACCACTAACCTGTTCATATAAACACGGACTCTATAATGATGAGTGCGTAGGAAATAAGGACATTCTGGCACTGACTGAAGAGTCTGCTGCATTTGATGCTGCAAATGTCATTAGAGCGAATGACGATATTCTTTACTTGGTTTCTAACAGTGGTAATAAGAAGGGGGCTCAGAAACTTAAAGAGTTATTTCCGCATCTTAATATTCATTTGTTAGAAGGTGTATACAGCTATATGCACATCGATACTACTGTTGCATTCTTGAGGGAGGGATTGCTCTTAGCAAACCCAGAAAGAATTAAAGATAGAGACGTTCTACCTGGACCTTTTAAGGACTGGGATATTGTTTGGTGTCCGCCGCCCGTTGACATCGGTCACTATCCTGGATATAATCATGCTTCAGAGTGGATAAATATGAATTTATTCAGCATTAATCCAAATCTGGTTGTGCTTGAAGAACATCAGGAACCAACCCGAAAAGCTTTAGAAAAACATGGAATTGAATGTGCTATGTTACCCATGAGACACTCTAGAACTTTAAGTGGTTGTTTTCACTGCGTTACCTTGGACATAGAAAGAGATGACTGAACCAACTAAAATTCACCCATCAGGACTGAACATTATTGAAAATCCTGATGGTACTTTTTCCTTCGAGTGGGATTCTAATGACGAAAGGTGGAGTTGGATGAACGACTTGACTGATGAAGAGATTAAACTTATAATCGAAGAAGCCATCAGATACGAGGCTAACAAACCAGTTGACGTTGAAACTATTGATGAGGTCTATGATGGAGACGTATGAGGAACAACGCAAAAATCGCCTAGATGAGGTCGTCTTTGATTACATCCAAGATGATGATGCTACTCCAGAAACCTTTTATCGGGATCTTAAAGACGTTCTAATTTCTAATCGTAAATACTACGAAGAACAAATTATGCGTATAGATAAGATCTCTAACCTATGTGGATTCGATGGGGAACCACTCCTTGATTTCGGTCTTGAAAGGTATAGTCAGTACACTGAAGAAGAAATTGATGCGATGTGCTCTGAAGCAGATCGTAAAAGTAAAGAAGAGATCAATCTAGAAATCCAAGCTAACTCCCCTTTCAATGATGGTTATACTCAGGAGTTTTATAAGGAACAACTGAAAAACCTGAAAGACTCCAAGGACATTGCTCATTCTGATTGTTACTGGGACACTGATCGGAACCGTTAAGAAATGTCACCATGTCCTGACATCCGCACATAAACTATCTAAAATACCCTTAGATACCATTCACCTATGAGCTTCAAAAGAGATCAACGAAAACTTACTAAAAAAGAAATCGAATCAATGGAGAAGGCCGTAGCAGAGACAGATATTCGTGCAATTCACCCAGACAAAATGGAAGACTTTGCTGAACATCTGGTTAGAAAACTCAAAGAATAACCTATGAATTTTATCGTATACTCTAAACAAAAATGTCCGCATTGTTATAAGATCAAATCTGTTCTTGAACTTTGTGGAGCTGAATACCAAGTCAATACTCTAGACGAAGACTTTACTAGAGAAGAATTCATCGAGAAATTTGGAGAAGGATCCACCTTTCCTCAAGTCATCGCTGATGGTAAACTTATTGGTGGTGCGGAGGATACGGTGAATTTTCTCAGGGTAATGCATGAATAAAAACGATCAGGAACTCCACATAAATAGAGGTGTGGAACTATTATTACGAAGGAGAAAGAAGTCTGAAAAACCGAAAACATTCCATGTAAAATTCGGTAAAATGCTTTCTCTCCTTCGACGAGAGATTCATTTTTACTTTGAATTTTCATTTGATTTAAGAAAAAAAAAGTAGAATCTCTTGGAGGACAAGAATCATGACAGGGCCTATCATTGCACTCTTTAGTATGATGACCGTTATGTTCCTTTTAGTTGGAGGAGTAATTGGTTGGTTATGGAAAGAACACGCCATTTATTCCTCCGCAGGTCTAGCGTCAGTCCATCCAGAAATGTTTGACGAAAATGGGAACGTGATTCCTGATGAAATTTTAGCTGTAAGATTTGAAAACGATTATGACTACGACGAAGAGGACGACGACTAAACGAAAGTCCACTACTGCGAAAAAGCCTGTTGCAAAGAAGACTACACCGAAAGTTACACTTGGACCCAACTCTAGGGTAGATGAAATCCTTTCGGTGGTTTCTTCTGAAAGAACCAAGGCAAAGAAAGTTGCAACACTCCAGAGTTACAATGAGAACTTTCTCAAGTCCATTCTAATCTGGAACTTTGATGATAGTATCAAGTCTGATCTTCCACCTGGAGAAGTTCCTCTTTCAAATTCTGAAGACAGAGAAGTTACTGCAACTAATCTTCGTAAAGAATGGAATAAACTGTATAACTTTGTCAAAGGTGGAAATGATTCTATGAATCGTCTCCGTAAAGAGACAATGTTTATCAATATTTTGGAACAACTTCATCCAAAAGAAGCTGAGATTCTTGTTCTTGTGAAAGACAAAAATCTTTCTAGTAAGTATAATGTTACACGGGAACTAGTTGAAGAAGCTTATCCCGATATTCAATGGGGCGGACGTTCTTGATATGGGTAGTGCTAAAGTGATGTTTGAAGACTGCGATCGTGCAGCTGCAGAAGATAAAGGTTTGCCAAATAATACTTATTTGGTGACCTACTTCAATGATGAAGGAAGCGTAAAGTATGACATAGCACAAGGAACTAAAGTGGACATTTTTAATATGTACTATGATAAGTACAAAAATGTTCAGGGTATGGACTGGACTGCAGGTACAATTAATCCTAAACTTTATGGATACAAAGTATCAGACGATAAGAAGAAAAAAAGATGACTGAAGGTTTCAAGGGTTTTACTGAAAAAGAAGATCAAGAGTTAAAACTTAATCTTCGTACCAGTGAGATCAAAAAAATTATTAAAGAGTACAAAAAACTCAAAAAATATAAGAAATCTTCCATGCACGAAATCACTAAATTAAGTGGTCAAGACACGAAGATTGATAAACTTATAAACGAATATGGTATTGACCCAGAGGCAATCGAAGACTGATGGGCAACCATTACTTACTGAATCTCTATGGTTGCAGTTTCAATAGTCTCAATAATGAGTATTACCTCAGAGATCTTTTAGAAGATGCTGCAATCTGTAGTGGTGCAACAGTAATTCAAACTATCTCCAAACAATTTTATCCACAAGGTGTCACTGTTTTGACAATGCTTGCGGAAAGTCATATTAGTATCCATACGTGGCCTGAAAAAGGACAGGCTGCGGTGGATATTTTTACTTGTGGGGAGTGTTTTCCTAGAATTGGTATTGATGTAATCATTGAACAGTTACAATCAAGTAAACATACATTGCAACATATTGAAAGATAAATTAAAACGGTATCGTCTTATACCAAAGTACTTGACTATATAGCTTACATGGTCTACAATAGACCTACGTTCATCCAATGATCAACATACTGTTGGCATTGACCCTTGCCCATCATAATGACGGGTCACCCTATGGGTGGCACATGAGTTGTGAAAGGTTTCTACAGAGAAGAATTGAAATCCTTATGGATGACAATTTGGATCGTCGTGCTAAGTATAACCTTCTGGGTTATCTTAAATCTAAAGTAGAAGGTCAGTGTGATAGTATGTTAATCTAGGACGCAAGTAAGTCGCGGAACGGAGCGTTCATCCCATGATTGAGTTACTACTCTATTCAACTATGGCATGTACAGATGCTAATGCTATAATCCTTGGGATTAGAAAGCATGAGGGTCTGAAACCAGAGTGGAAGGTAGAACTGGTCGAAACCATTAAGGATTCTGTACCAGAGTGTCGCTACTATTGGGACGCAAACGACTGAAGGAACGGGGCGTAAATCCCTAGTATTTCAGGAGTCAAACAAATGAACACACTTACTCTAATCAAAAAGCAGATCGAGAAGGCAGCAGCACTGCACGATGCACAAATTGCTATGACATCTTATCGTGGTGTAAAGCATGAGTGCAAGCAGGGCGGTGAAGAAATTCACGGCACCTTCTGCTATCGCGGTCGCACTTACACCAAGTGATCGCCATGGAAGCATTACAAGTAGCGGGAATCATTTCCCTTGGTTGTGTTGCGGCTATGTCATTACTTTACGGTGAAATCCTCCTATTGCAAAAGTAGGAGGAAACATGCTCAAGGTCAGATTAGAATATGACCTTCCAGAGTATGATCCAAATAAACACGATCCAGACAAAACCTTCGCGTTTTTGACTTATCGTGGTGTAAATTACGCCAAGTGGGTTAATCTTAAGTCGCGAGGCGTTAAATTCTGGAAGATTAAGGGGGGATGACACCCCTCTTTTTTTATGTTAAAATAAATAAGAATACGTTTTTTCCATGCAAAGAGAAAAACTAAAATTAATCGTCAGAAATCTTAAATCACTAGTTGACCTATTAGAGTCTGAAGTCTATTCCGATCCAGACGCTTATGTGGTAAAATCTAAAGAACAAACACACCTTGCTAGTGACAACGATGACGACGGATACCCAGACTAAAGATTCTATGACAAACCAAATCAAACTTATCGCCCTAACTC